ACAGTGGATTGTTACTATTGCAGTAGCAGTAGCTGGTATCGCTTGGTCAGGTACATTATTCTGGCAAGAGTATCAAGGTATGCAAGGTTCTATCTCTGCACTACAATCACAAGCACACGATAAGACTACAGCATACGATGATGCACCTATGTCTGGTAGAGTCACTGCAAATTCTGAGGCTATCATAGGTATGGGTGAAAGATTAAAGTCCGTAGAATCGAATATTTCGAGACTTGAGAGGGATATAGATAAAGCAGAGAATAAGTTTGATAATAGAAATGTCAACCCATTAAGCCTTTAATATGGTATAATTAGATGGCAGAAAGAAAGAAAACTAAAGCTATTAGAAGGACCACTGGAACAGGTGGTAACTATCGTAAGACCAAATCTGGTGCAGGGATGACTAAGAAAGGAGTAGCCGCATATCGTAGAGCTAATCCTGGTTCTAAATTACAGACTGCAGTAACTGAAAAGAAACCTAGTAAATCTAGAGCGGCAAGAAGAAAATCATATTGTGCTAGGTCATTAGGTCAACTTAAAAGAAGTTCAGCTAAGACCAGAAATAATCCTAATTCAAGGATACGTCAAGCAAGACGCAGATGGAGGTGTTAGATGCCAGTATATAAATGTCCTAAAGGTTATAAGATAGGTAAAAGCGGTAAGTGTATCTATAAGACTAAGATGGCAGCTAATAAAGCATATATAGGATATAAAGCTAGTAAAAACAGGAGAAAATAATGGCTGCAGAATTAAATCCAACAGGAATGTTTAGTCTATCACCAATGTCTCTTACAGATACTGAAGGTCCTTCAGATGAGGGAAGTTTTGATAAGGCATTAAAAGTATGTGAGGAAATAACTGATCCGGAAATGCAGAAGAAGTGTTATATGATGTTAAGAAATGGTAAAGGTATATTCCAGGGTTATGACTACTTTAAAGAAAAGAAAGACAAAGGATGGGACTTTGGTATAGGTAATGATGGTACTATGAATGTAAATCCTTTTAAAGATGACTTTCTTAACTTTAAGTGGAAATTTTAGGAGTAGGTAGTGACTTATAGGGAACTTATTAATAGTGTACTAAGAAGATTGAGAGAAGATACTATTCAGTCTGATTGGTCTGGTGATTTATATGATTCAGTATCAGTAACTGATTATCAAAAACTTATAGGTGAATTAGTTAATGACGCTAAAAAGAATGTAGAGTCTTATCACGACTGGAACGCATTAAGAGAGACATTCAATCTAAGACTTAGAGATGGTAATATGCAATATACACTTGGTGATGCAACTAGAGGTGCTGGTGTCTCATTTAAGGTGTTAGATGTAAGAAATAAGACTACAGGACAACAATTAGAACAAGTTCATAATGATTGGATTAATGATAGAATGTTTCCTACATCACAAGTATCTACAGGAGAACCTACTAAATATGCATTTAATGGTATCTCACAAGCAGGAACTAATAGAGAACCAGACTTCAATATAGATTTTTATCCTATTCCAGATTCTACTGTAGATGGAAATATAGTTGCAGTTAATATTGTAGGAGCACAGAAAGAATTAAAAGAGGCAGATGAGGTACTAAGAGTTCCATCACAACCAGTTATTTTAGGTGCTTGGGCAAGAGCAATTGCAGAGAGAGGTGAAGATGGTGGATCATTCTCAAGTGTAGTAGCCGGTGAAGCAAGAGATTCTCTAAACTTAGCAGTACAATTAGATGCCGGTAACTTTGAGTATGAGAGAGACTGGACTGTAGTATAATGGCAGGTGAAGCTAAACAATTACAATCAATTCCTTTAGATACTATAGGTGTCAATGGATTAGACACACAGACAAACCCTACTGCATTAGGACCAAATTGGTTCACTAAGGCACATAATATTACTTATACTGAAGGTGGTAAGGTTACATTCAGAAAAGGTCTAAAACAGGGAACTTTGAATGCTGGTGCAGCAATAGGTGCTATTCACGAACATTATAATGGAACTGAACATTTAATATTTGGTGCAGTGGATGGTGACATATATGAGGTAGATTTAACTGATAAAGACAATGCTTGGATTAATCCCTATAATTCAGCAGTAAGTACACCAGACTGGCAGTTCGTAAACTTTAATAATCATTGTTTTGCTTTTCAATCAGGTGCAGAGTATGTACATTATGATACTTCTGTCACACCTAATGTTTGGGATTTAGGTAGAAATGATTCTGGTTATACTGCACCTTCTGGTGTAACTACATTTGATCCTTCTTGTGGTCTAGGGTTTTATGGTAGACTTTGGGTAGGGGGAATAACTGAAGAACCGGATGTAGTATTCTATACTAATGTATTAGGTAATCATAAATGGGGTTCATCAGGTTCTGGTTATATTGATCTTAAGTCTGTATGGGGTCACGATATTATTGTTGCTATTAAAGCCTTTGCAGGTAAACTGGCTATATTTGGTGAAGAGAACATTGTCTTATATAATAATCCTCAAGATCCTTCATCAGCTGATTTTGCATTAGATGAGGTAATTAGAGGCATAGGTTGTGTATCCAGGGATTCGATACAAGAGATTGGTGATGACTTATATTTTATGTCTAAGACAGGTGTTAGGTCTTTGGCTAGAACAGCACAATTAGATAAATTACCATTAACTGAAAAATCTATCACTATTAAGGATGATCTAATCGATCATATTATTAATGATACAACTATTAAGTCAGTTTATGTTCAAGACGAAGGATTATATATTGTATCTTTTGTTAATAGAAAAGCTACTTATGTATTCGATACTAAATTTATTACAGAAAAGAGAACACCTAGAGTAACAAGTTGGGATTGGAGAGACGGAAGAAACCCATCTAGTCTGGCATATACACAAACATATGGTTTACTAGTAGGACAGAGTTCTGGAAGAATAGCAACTTATGAAGGTTATTATGATGTAGATTATTCAGGTTCTGGTGTCTATACATATACTCCGTATACTGGTTCTTTTTCTACAACTTGGATTGATTTAGGACAAGGTGTGTTGAGTTCTATTCTAAAGAAATTAATATTAGTTGTATCTGGTGGACAGGGTACAGACGTAGGTTTAAGAATGTATAGAGACTTTGATACTACACCTAAGTTATCTAGAACATTTAAACTTAATCCGGCATTCAGTGGTTCTCCTGCTTATTGGGGTAAGGCAGATTCATTATATGCTACATCTAAGTTTCAACCTATATATGGTCTAAAAGAAACATCTATACCATTAGCAAATACAGCTAAATATTTAAGATTAGAAATGGATGGTGTAACAAAAGGTTATAAAGCATCACTTCAATCATTATCATTATTATTTAAGAAAGGTAAAATACTATGAGTAATTATTCTATACAAGTTAATTGGGCAGGTAAAGATGCACTACCAGATACAGACCCAGGGAAAGTAATTTCTGGTGATGATTTTGATACTGAGTTTACTGCAGTAAGAAACGCAGTTAATTCTAAAGCAGACACTAATGGTGCGGCTGGAGAAAACTTTACTTGTAATGGATTGACTGCAACTACAGCTACAGTAGGTGGAGAAGAAGTAGTTACTCTAGATTCTCCTCAAACATTTACTAAGGCACATCCTACAGCTTCTGATACTATCTCTTTAAGTGCAGATACTGATGCTAACTTACTTAATTCTAATGTATTTATTGTTAATGTATTAGGTGATGGTTATCAATTAGGTGTCAGTAATATGACATCTGGTGTAGAGGCATCTTTCTTAATTAAGAACACTGGATCATATGATGTCACATTTTCTAGTGATTTTAGTTTTGTTGGTGGAAACAATCCTACTATTACTTCAGGTAATGCTAAAGTAGATTTAATTAGATGTGTGTCTGATGGCACAAAAATGTATTGTAATATAACACAAGATTTAACATAAGGATAACCTATGGCATTCTTTACTACAGCATATGGAACAGCAGAGAATTTTTTAAATCCAGTGCCTGGTTCAGGACAACAAATAACTCCAGGATATGGACCTCTGTCTTCTTCTATGAACATCAATCCTTATCAACAAGGTATGTTCAGTAATCAATATGTTCAACCACAGACACAATGGGGAGCACCTGCATCGATAACAGGACAACCTACAAGTGGTACGGCGTATGCTGGGTATGATCCTTCATTACCGTGGTATTTACAATCAAGTAATATCTCACAGTTTCCTTTCTTGCCTGGGTATAATCAAACTACTACACCTGTGACACAACCTGTGTATCAACAACCAGTTGTGTCTACTGATAGTGGTGGAGACAGTAGCTTCCCTACTACTGAAAATGTTCCAGAATTTCAAGGTTGGGATGCATTAGGTAATGACTTAAGTAATCTATTCGGTGGGTTCAGTATGGATAATATGTTTAATATGAATCCAGGTTCTATAGCAGGAACAATCTTTGGTGGACCTATATTAGGAATGTTGGGTGGTTGGTTATATGATCAATATGGCAATTCAGTACCACCAGAGTTAACAGAAGTAGATCCTACAACCGGAGAAACAATTTATCCTTCAGGTAGTTATGTAGATTCTTCCGGTGCAGTTAACTGGGGAGATGTATCTGCATTTGATCCTAACTATGTAGATACAGGAACTTATGGATATACTACTATAGATGATATTGGAGTAGAATCACCTAATTATAGTTCTAGTGATAGTTCTAGTGATTATAGTAGTAGTGATTCTGGAGGAATAACAGATTCTGGAGCAGGATATGGAACTTTCGATGCTGGAGGTTCTGATGGTGATGTTGGCGTCTCTGATTGGGGCGGTGGATTTTGGTAAGGAGAAAATAAATGGCATTTGATATAGGTTCAGCATTAATTAGTTATGCACTTCAGAAGAAAGCGTTAGATAACGCATCTGATAAAACAATTGGGGCAGCAGAGACTCAAGCTGAGGCAATTAAAGAAGCCGCAGTTCCAGTTTCTGTCTTTGATCCAACAGGTTATGCAGTATATGACGAAGCAACTAAAAGTTATCAGTTAGGTTTAGACCCTGCTATACAAGGATTATTTAGTCAATACTTTAATCAGGCAGCAAGAGACTTAGGTTATGCGACAGCAATGACTCCTGAGTACATAGACACTGAGTCAGCTAGACGTGCTAAAGAAAATATTGATTATATTACTAAAGGTGGAGAAGAAGCATTAGAATCTGCTTTAGGAAGATTATATGGTAAAGGAACTATAGGAACTAAACAAGGTTCAAGAGCTCTTGCAGATATAGGACAGACTACTGCTAAGAATGTACTTGGTGAAAAAGAAAGACAAAGAGGTCTATTAACTGCAGAACTTGTAGATGCAATTAACAGAGCAAAAGGTTATCAGACAAGTGCATTAGGTTTAACATCACAACCTATATCTTTGTCTCAAATTGGTAGAGGTACTTCAGGCACTCTTGCTAATGCAACCTCTAATGCATATGCCCCATTAACTAGTGCATATCAAACTGGTGCTTTGGCTCAAAACATTCCTATGTTTAGTTTAGGTCAGGCAATAGGAGACTATTCACCTACAGGAACTACAGGTGGTGGAATGAGTTTCTTTGGCACACCAGTCAATTTTGGTGTTTAGGAGAAGTAAATGAAAGGATTATTCGGAGAAACTAAAAAGAAAGCCCCAGGATCACTAGTCGAGATGGCACAGATGTTCGGTAGTAATCTTACCGATATGTTACCTAGTGTTATGAAAAACTTTGGTATGGAGAGTGAAGAGGGTAGAATAGCAAATGCTTTAGAGGGATTAGATATTACGAATAAAGATTCTGTTATGTTAACCTATAATAATCTTAATTCTATTAATCCTAAATATGGTATGAAGTTTGCAACTGATGTAATTCCTGTTATGCAGAAACTAACTGCGGGAGATAAGTTTGATGCATCAGCAAAGGCAAAGAGAGTTAAATATAACGAGTTACTTAAAAAACATAATGGTAATGAAGCATTAGCATCAGAAGAGTATCTAGCCTGGGAACAAAAGAATAAACAAGATGTTGCCTCTGCAGGAGTAAGTGATAAAGCAGGACTAAATATTTTCAATCAACAAGTAGATAGTAGAAATAAGACTAAAGAAAAATTAGGTAATATTAAAACTACATTAAATCAGTTTATTCAGGCAAAAGCAGGTTCTCCGGCAGCAGAAAAATTATCTTCTCAAGCAATTAATGGTATTTTTGGGAGTTCTGTTAAAGCATCTAGTGAAATTACTCGAATTGCGTCTGCTGGTGGACTAGTAGAGAATATCGGGGACTTTGTTAATGAAGTACTTACTGGTGTTAAGACACAGAAACACTATGATGCATTCATTAAAGTATTGGAACAATATTATAAGGAACAAGAAAGGTCTTATAATGATCAAACACGTCTGCTTAAGGACTTTAATAATAGCTTAGGAATTAATTTAGATAAAAATTCTGATTTCTTTAATAATGCCGATCCTTTAAGAAAATTAACAGATATGAAAAAGACTGATACTTTAGAAGAACCTGAGATAGGTAATACTCAAGTAAACGGTGTCTTTAATCCTGCCACTGGCAAAATAGAATGGAAATAAATAATGCCTATTAATATTGAATATAACGGTAAAGTAGTTCAGTTTCCTGATGGGACTTCTGAAGATGTAATCTCTAATGCATTAAGAGGTGAAGCTGCAATAGAACAAAATCAAGAAGTTGCCTCCACTACTGAAAATCCAGAGAAGACAGAACAGAATCTTGAAGATAGTTACATTCAAGGAAAATTTAAACAAGGTGTTGGTAGTGGCTATGCCTTCTTAAAAACACTAGCAGAAACTGGATATGACACTTTATCTAAAGGATATGGTGGTCAAACTTGGACACAGTTCGGTGAAGAGTGGACTAAAAATATGGATACGAATCAAAAAGAACAAGTTGATTTCTTAACAGACGTTTTTGGTTGGGATAAGCCAGATTTAAACTTATTACCATCTAGTGAGGTAGAAAGAATAATAGGTACAGGTGCTGAATTATCGACTGATCCTCTTGTAATTGCTAGTAAAGCAAAAACTTTAACTGAACTTATCGTTAAAGGCGTTGTTCGTGCAGGTGAGTGGTTCGGTATTGGTGTTACCGCTGAAAGTGCAGGATCAGGTGCTGCCCAATTAGAAGAGATGGTAACTGGTGAAGACACAGGAACTGCAAGAGCGGTGGTTACATTGGCTTCTACTTTGGGTTCTGCAAAAGCTACTGGTAAATTCTTCAGAAAGACAGAGGATAAGGCAAATGCATTATTCCAGAATAGTAAAATGCTCAATACTAAAAAGTCTTTAAAAGATGCTACTGAAGCATTCTCAGTTGCAAACACTCAGTCTTTATTAAAAAACATTGCTAAGTCTGAAACTAAAAATGTAGAGGACATACTAAAAGATTTCAAACAAATTTCTCATTACTTTAATGATGTAGATATTCCATTTTTTATGGCTATGTCTGATAATCCTGTAGTAAAGGGTGAGTTAAATAAACTACTAAGAAAAAATCCTAATTTAAGAGGACAAGTAGATGCAGAGATTAATAAGATTGTAGATGCAATTGAAGAGAAAAGTAATTTTTTATTTGGAGCTCCAGTTAGTGGTAAGGCATTCGCTAAAGAATTACCAACTTCTGAAGTAAGAGCATCATTAACAAATAGATTAACTAATCTTAAAAAGTCAAAAACTACATATACTAACAAGATAGATGAATTAGCTTATAGTTTAAAACCACAAGTAACTAGTGCAGAAAGAGGTATAGAGATTCAGAAGTTAGTTAATAATAGACTCAGAGATGCAAAAGAGATAAGAACTTTAGAATATGCAGAAATATTAGGTAAGGCTAAGAGAGATAAAGTAGTTATGCCTCAAGAAGCAGTTCAAGATATCTGGGCTTATGTTAAGTCTACACGTCTAGATGATATGTTTGGAAAAGGTACAGATATTGAAAGGTCTATTCTTAGATTCTTAAAACCAATAACTACAGTTAAGAACGGTAAACCAGTTACAGAGTTCCCTAAACTTAACTTCTCTGGTGTAAATTCACTTAAGAAAGCAATCAATAGTAAGTTAAGAACACCTATATCTGATATAGAAAGAAGTAAACTAGAAGAACTCAAACAAGTTGTAGATAAAGCAAGACAAAAAATTCCTGGTAATCTTAATGCTGCACTTAAAGTTGCAGATAGAAACTACTATGAAAACATTGGTATTCCTTTTGGTTCTCAAGGTATTAAAGAGATTAACACCAAGAAGTATGCTAATCAGGTTGCCCCTGTAATCGTAAAAGATGCAGAACAATTACAACAGTTTTTAGATGTTGCCGGAACTCAAGGTAGAGATATAGCAAAGAATGCTCTATTGTCTGAAGTTTATGCTAAGGCAGTAGTTAACGGTGAAATTAAACCTGCAATAGTAAATAAACTCATTAAGGATAAAAGGGATGTCTTAAATCTTCTTCCTGGAATGAGAGAAGAACTAGAGAATGCAGCAAAACATCAAGGTTACCTCGCTACTAGATTAGATGATATCAATACAATTGTCAGGGCTCAAGAAAAGAAAATTGGAGATCACTTTCTAGTTAAATCTGGTGGTGTTGAGGGTTATCAACCTAGTAAGGTAGTTAAGAAGATGACTGAAAATAGAGAATACTTAACTAAAATATTAGATGATATTCGTAGACTTCCTCCTAAAGCACAATTACCAGTACAAAATACTTTAAGAAGACAATTTATAGAACATATTGGAGATCACCCAGAAGGTGCTGTGGCTTGGTTAAGAAATCCTGAAAATAAATATACTATAGATAAGATTATGGGTGCTGACTATAGTAAACATTTAAACTCATTCGCTAGATTATCAGATAAAGTAAGAAAAATTGATCTAGAGAAAGTAGCTAATGTTCCTACAGGTGCGGTATATGACTGGTTTCAACAGAAATTAAATATAGACCTTGCATCAGTAGTTGCCACTATAAGAAGACCTATTGTTAGTCCTTTCCAAAAAGGATTAATTCTTGCTTCTAGAATATGGACGGGTGGTAGAGGTAGTGCTGCAGATAAGAGATTAGAAGAACTACTATTAACTAATGTAGATGGTCTAGAGAAATTTTATAAGTTAGAACAGAAGTACAAAGGAAAGATGGATGCTATGTCTTTACTAAAAGACTACACTAATATTGTTGGTGAAATTACACCTAAATACATATATGCCGGTGTTAAGAATGCTGCAGAGAACTTAAGAAGTACTGAACAACTTAAAGAAAAACAAGAGGAAATCAGAGGAGGGTTGTATTACTAATGGAGTTTAATACAGATAACTTTAATATAAGTCCTTTTGATTTAACTCCTTTGGGATTAATGACTGGTGCTTTAGAAAAAAGTACTGGTGGGGCATTCTCTCCAAAACCTGCTAATGCTATAGAGTATCTTAAATATTTAACAGGTATTAACTCACCTATTACAGAGAAAGAACTTAACCAAGGGGATTTAGACTTACTGAGAAAACTTGCATCAGACAAGATAAAGAAGGGTAAAGAATCTTCTGGTATTGGTTATAAGGATTTAGGATGGGAAGAGAAGAGTATTCTGGATGGTGGTCTATTTCAAACAGGATTAAAATCTATGTTTGATCCTAGTCTTAGATTAGCTACACTATTAGGAAGATCTAATATTGAAGTAGATCCTTATACAGGTGCAGTTCATATTACAGATACATATGACTTTAATTTAGGACCTAAGAGAAAAAGATATTTAGATTTATTAGGTCAAGGAAAAGTTAAAGAGGCTGAAGAATATATCAGTCAGTTCGATACTTTTGAACAAGAAGCTATTAGGGCAGCAAAGTACAATAAGAATAAGAAAGACGTAAAGATATATTTAGGCAATAAGGATGATAAAAACTTTAGTGGGATGTTTTCTTCTCCAAAGTAATCATTGCATCATCTATGTGTAGATAACCTACTTCTTTATCTACCCATTCTTTCCAATTAAAATCTGTTTGTGCTGGGAGTTTTCTAGTCTCCCAACCAAAGTCGTAATCTTCGTATTCTTCCATCCCTATAGGATCAAAAAGATACAACATTTCACCATTCTCTGATGGCATCGTAACTACATACATAAACTCAAACCCATTATCTTTGGCATATTTCTTATTCCATTCATACTTAGGTTTTTCAATCATAGTATCATCATAGTGTTTTCTACGACACTTTATCTCTAACATTATTCCGTTGTCAGCATCAAAAGCGTCATAACGAGAGAACTTCTCATCCATAAGAACAAAGTTATAATGTCCTACATTTAATAATTTTATTACATCTTCTTCAGTCATCGTTTAAATCTCTGTCCTTTAGATAGTTCCATAGTTCATATTGATAGTGAGTACCTTCATTACCATTCTGACCTATGATGTCAATACGTTCTTCATTCCACTCACCTTCTACTTCACTATCTCTTAGTTTTTCGTAGTAGTTTTCAACAGCAAGTTCTTTAAGTTTTTTAATGATTGTTTCGTATTTCTGTTGGATTTCGATTCGTTTCTTTTTCTCTTCTTCATACTTCCTAACCCAAGAGAGAGATGATTCTTTTTGAAGTTCACTCCACGAATCCACTATTGATACCTCTTAAACCAGACACGTCTACCATTCTTTCTGATGTCGATTGTCTTACAGTATTCAGTAGCACCACGCTTCTCAGCAGACATAACATACATATAACAAGACCATACATCTTTGCATATATAAGTACCTCCACCTTCAAAACCATCATTCTTCACTACATCCATAGTAATTAACTCTGGTGCAGGGAACTGATACACATTTGGTTTATTCCAATCGTGACTTGCGTGTGCAGCAAATCCCATAGTAACAAAGCCTAATGCAAATCCTACCATAAGACCAGAACCATTATCACAAATCCATTTAGTAATACTACTAAGCATATCTTCCTCCAAATCTCATAGGTATTTCTTTACCTGTATCATCAACAATAAGTAACTCGGTGTATTCTACTACCTCAGCATCCTTACCTTTACCTGTTTGTGTACGTACAACCTGTACATCTTTTACTTTATACTTAGGCTTCATTCTTCCACTCCATATTTTCATAAGACCATTTACCAGCATCTTCTCTTTTAATAATATCTTCTTCTCTGAATGTATTCCTAGGGTTAACTACATTCTCTGAGTTACCACCAACAGGTACACCCTTTAGTGGTTTCTTACCTGCAGCTAAGTTAACTGCCCTTAGTCCAAAGTTGTTTGGCATATATACATCTACCATCCCCATTCTCCTTTCATTCCTGCAGCACTGTAGTCTGTTACAGTACCTTCAAAAAAATTCTTGAATGAATCACCAGCAATAATCCACTCAACCCAAGGTAAAGGATTGTCCTTCACCCCATAGTTTGCTTTAAGTCCTAACTGTATCAATCTTCTATCAGCTAAATGCCTGATGTAATCTTTGACCTCACCTTTTTCAAGACCCTCGACACTTCCCATTTTATACGCCAAATCGATAACCTTGTCTTCCAGTGAGACAGCAACTCTAACCATTTCATAAATTTCCCTCTTAAATTCATCCGTTACAACTCTTGGATGTTCCTTACAAAATTGTCTAAACAGTCGAGACATACCTTCAACGTGCATAGACTCGTCTCTAATAGACCACTCAACTACTTCACACATACCCTTCATCTTACCGAATCTTTGGTAATTAAGTAACATAGCAAAAGCAGAGAATAGAGACATCCCTTCATTGACACAAGTCTGTGCCAAAGATTTAGCTAGACCGTGTAGAGTAACTACATCATTGTCTTGCATAAATTCTATCTTGTCTTTCATCTGTTTATATTCTAAAAATGCAGAATACTCACTATCATCAAATCCTAATGTATCATTCAGTAATGCATAGGCTCTTTGGTGTGTGCCTTCTCTATTTGCGAAAGACATAATCATATTCCTAATCTCGTGGTTACGAAACTTAGGTAAGAAGAGATCACAGTAATTCTGACCTACTTGTACATCCGATTGTGTAAATAATCTTAATATCTGAGTAATGTGATTCTTTTCTTCTGGAGTAATATTGCCTCTCTTCCATTGATCTACATCTTCTTGTAGTTTAACTTCCCATATACCCCAGTGAATCTTCTCGTGTTCTTCAGCAATTTCCATTGCCCACTGATGATTAAAAGGTTTATATGTTTGTGCCTCATCTAATACACCTACCCCTGACAACTCAGACATTCAGTATCCTCCTCTTTAAATGATTCTAATTTAATCCTCTCTACCTTCTTACCTATCTGTTCAGCAGTAGCACCACTATTAGTACGTAGATAATAAAGACCTTTAAGTTTCTTACCCCACGCTGCGAGATGTACTTTGTTCACGGAAGCCTTCTCGCTACCCGCAGGGAAGAACAGGTTAACGCTTTGACCTTGACATATAAATGGTTGTCTGGTTGCTGCGTGTTCTACTACCCACAGTTGGTCAATCTCGAATGCAGTCTTAAATACATCCTTTTCCCAATCTGTGAGATAATCTAAATGTTGGACTGATCCTTCGTGATGGATAATATCAGACCACTGTTCGTTTAACCAATCTTTCTCAAAACCTAATCTTAATCTGTGTTCGTTTAGAACTCTAGCAAGATGTCTATTCTTCACAAGATGAGACCCAACTCTAGTCCTATGGGTATAAGCATTAGACTTAATAGGCTCAATGGAAGCAGAAGTACCACAGATAATAGAACTATTAGCGTTAGGGGCAATAGCAAGAAGATGACTATTCCTTCTGCCACTTCCTCTACCATCTGGGTATTCTCCGCGTACCTTAGCCAATCTTTCAGTAGCTTCAACTGCTTCCTCCTTAATATGTTTAAACATCCTTAAGTTCTGTCCAGTTGCCTGTGCAGACTCCCAAGGAATATTCTTCGATTGTAGGTACGAATGGAAACCCATTGCACCCAGCCCTAGGCTACGCTCTTGATATGCTGAATGTGATGCCCTAGCGAGCTCGTGAGGGGCATTATCTATGAACTCTGTTAACACATTATCTAACATCTCAATTAAGTCAGATACGAGTCCCTTATCTCTCCATTCATCGAATCTCTCAAGATTGACACTGGATAGGCAACATACTGCCGTCCTGTCACTATCTGTGGGTAAGTGAATCTCATTACAAAGATTACTTCCTCTAATCTTAAGTCCTCTATCTTTAAGTTCTTTCGGTAAATTTCTATTTGCTTCATCTATAAAATTTAAATATGGTTCTCCAGTTCTGAATCTAACTTCTAAGAGTCTTTGCCAAAGGTCTCTTGCAGGTATTGTATCACGGATTTCACCGTTACTAGGATCAGTAAGACTCCAAGGCTTATTATCGATAACACAATCCATAAAGGCATCAGTAATATTGACAGCATTATTAATATTAAAACACTTCCTATTACTATCACCTCCAGTAGGTACTCGAAGGTTGATGAATTCAATAATGTCTGGATGCGAGATATCAATATATGCAGCATAACTTCCTTTCCTTGTTTGTCCTTGTTTATATGCAGTCATAGAACTGTCAGATACTTTAATAAATGGAATAGGTCCTGGTGCTTTATCACTGACAGGTCTTACATCACCCCAGTGTCCACCTACTCCTCCACCCTTAACACTTAACCAGGCAAGTTCAGATTGATGCGAGATTAAACCTTCTAGATCATCTGGAACATAACTAAGGAAACAACTAATAGGTAAACCACTTACCTTTTCTCCTGGTAATGGTGCATTAGACAAGATAGGACTACTAAACATAAACCAACCTTGACTCACTGCATCATATAATCTTTGTGCCAATTCTAAATCTCCACCACTATAAGCAACACAGGCTCTTGCATATGCCTCTTGTGGTGACTTCTCTTTACCTCTTAGATAGTAATTAGTAACAAGTTCTCTTGCTTGTTCAGACATCTTCTTGTCTCTCTTTCTATCTATTGTGATTCCTAAATAACTACTCTTCATACTCTTCTTCTTTAATATCTATTTTTAACATTTCCTGACCATCTTCTATATATGTCGTATATGTTAAACGACCACTGTTATGCATCTGTATTCCATCTAGTATACCTTTACCGTATTTATCTTCTCCATAATAGTAAGATGCAATACCACCAACTAAAGTTATGGCAAGTACCAATAAAGATACTAACTCAATGCTCATCATATTCATTCTCCTCAATCGATTCTCTTCTAAAAAATTCCATCTTACTTAATATTCTGTCTTCAAATCTATCTAATAAATCTTCTACACTAATATCTAGTATTTCACAGATTAGACATTCGTCATAGTATTTAGCTACTAATTTTTCCTTTACTTCGTCCAGAGTCATTAGTTTCTCTCCTTGTAATTTCCCTCTGTATGTACCATAGAGCCTTATTTAAATCTTCCAGACCATTATCTGTATGTTTCAAATCTGCTCTCCAAATATATTTAATAGCATTACCGAGACAAAAGTTCATATGTTCAGTAACTTGTATTGCCTCTATACCACTAGGATGTTCTCTGTAGTGTGATGGGTTTATTGCTTTCTTGTCCATTTCTTTAATTCTTTGATCTCTTTAGTTGAGAATATAGGAATATTATGTTTCTTACACCAATCCCTATAAGATGTTTTACCTCCTTTACGAGTCATCTTATCTGGATTAGGCATCAAAAATATAAGTTGTTTTCCTTCAAATTGTAGTTGTTCTGCAATTGCCTTATACTTTTGAGTATCTCCGGCTCTGAAGAAACCTTTAACTTCTATAAAGTGATTTCTACAGACAAAGTCCGGGATATAGTTTCTTCTTACAGTGTATGCTATCCTTCCAGGTTCGTACTTCCATTCTTTACCTAGTGCGGCAGCACACTCCTGTTCTAATTTACTCCTGAACTTTGGCGTTGCCATCTTTATCTATCTCCAATACATTAGGAATATTAACAACTTCTGCCAAGAATCTAGGTCCTGTTGAATATAGGAAAGTTCTTAGTTCTGGATAACACGTATGTTTATATTGACAGTATGCACATCCCACTGGAAGTTTCATATTACCACTTTTACCATCAGGTTCTAAATTATAACATCTTGCAGGTGGTTCTTCTTGTTCCACTACAGTCTTAATATGTTCTATTCTATCTTCGATATTAGTTAAATTTAACTTACTCCAATATCTTGAAGACTCATCATCCATATCATATTTAAGATATGTTAAATGTCCTAGAGACTTATCGAATGCTAACCAACCGAATTGTCTTTCACCTTCAGCGTGTGCATATCCTTTAATCTGATCTACATATCCAAAAGCATCGTCTTCAATTAAAGAACCATCTTTAAACTTCTTAAATCCATAAGAAGATGCAGATTTAACATCAGTTAAGACACCATCAATCTTACAGTCCATAGAGCCTCGGATTCCTCCTACCTCTACTTGTTTCTGTTCGTCAGTTACTGTATGTCCAGATAGTTTAACTAATGCCAAGATTAGTTCTTCTGTTAGATGTC